CAATGTCACAGCCCTACCTGAGCCTGGTAAATTCAGGGTACTCTCACTCGGAGATGGTTATCTCTATACGGCGCTCCAGCCCCTTCAGGGACAGATGCTGGATGCGTGGAAACGGCACAAGACCTCGACGATGCTCCATCAAGATCTCACTGCAAGGGTGCAGGAGATCCTCGACGAAACACCTGCGGATTTCAAATGGTTCAGTGTTGACTATGAAGCAGCAACAGACTTGTTGAAGCGAGAGGCAACTCATATTGCGTTCGATGCCATTCCAGTAGACTTCTGGAATGTTCGTCATGGTGCAAACTCTGAAGAGCTTATGCTCGGAAGAGCTTCACTTATGACGGGGATTGCGAGATATCCCGAGTGGACAGGCATTAAGCCTGTCTTCGCTCGGGATGGCCAGTTAATGGGCCACCCGCTGTCCTTCCCTTTGCTATGCATCATTAATTTAGCAGTATATCGTTGTGCCCTTCGTCGCTTCTTTGGCGATATGCTTGCCCAAAAGTACGACAACGCCGTGATCGTTAACGGTGACGACATGTTATTCCGTATGCCAGAGGCCTTTTATCCAGTATTCTTAGAATGTTCCAAGGATGCTGGCTTCAAGATTTCCGATGGAAAGAACTACATATCACCACGTGCCTGCATGATCAATTCGCAGGTTTTCAGTCAAAATGGTACCTCCGTTAAGAAAAGAGGTTACCTTAATTTGAAATTGATTCAGGGAACTTCCCTTAAGGGAGGCATCTCTGGTGCATTACCTACCCAATTGGGTCCTGAGATCGGTAAAATGATCAAGGATTGTCCATGGGCTGGATGTATGCTTCCAGAGATGTTTTCTCGTTTCACCAAAAACTCCGATAAACATGGATTTTACCCGAACTGGTATCTTCCTGTCCATCTTGGAGGTTATGGTGTCCCTATTCAATTTGCTCCGAAGAGCCTGAAAGTTTCACGTCAACAACGACAGGTCGCTGCGGCTTTTGTAAACAAACCCGAACTTGCTCTTATTCGCCAAATTGGTTTCATGATCAAAACCAAAGGCTTTGAGAAGGCTGTGAATAATTTCACCATGGTGCCAGGTTCTCTGCACCATGTCCCCGAAAGCCATGAATCGTTTGATAATGACGATAAATGGCTTGAGCGCCTTGCCTATTATACTCAGGCAACGCGTATGGGAATCCCAGCTTCAGATCGTGTGATATTCTCTCAGATCATGAGAGATCACCGTCTGAAAGCGATGAGCCTAAAGACGATATCAGAGAAGTATTGGTCAATACGGTTTGTTGGCAAATCATCAATGCCAGTCTGTCCTCCTCTTAATCAGATGTTAAACTATACTCCCACCCTTCAGGGTGTTGGCCCGCTTGGTCAAATCCGTGAAAGACCTATCGTTCTAGAACGATGGTCGTTTCACAACCAAATGGGCTTCACTCCTTTCATCGATACTAGTTCAGAGTACCCTAATCGTGTTGATTATGGGGAACCCGGAACCCAGTAAGCCCCCGTTTCCTATTTGTCACGTTTGTTCATCGCCAATATTTCTCGAACATATGAGAACGTATTGGATCGATAAGAACAACGTGACTAAGGTAACGTGCTTTTCCTGTAGCATCGATGTATTTGAGTTGAGGGGGTGGAGAACATCAGAGAGGAAGTAAATTTCTTGAGGTCCTGAACAAGACCTTAAACTGTTCATGGGGTTGTGTTGCGTAATTGCCCAAAACGTTTGAATGATGTGCAGCTTTCTGCAATGCGAACCTTTGCGGTTCCCTTCATTCTGTAAACACTTACGTGCTAAACAAAATGCCGAGAGACTACACGGCGCATCACAGTAACTTCTATTGGTCAAGGACAGAGGCGGTACGCCTATCTCCGGATCATTCAGAACATCTGTGTTACAACACGATGTATAGTCCACCTGGGTCGGTGGATCCCATACAGACCATGACAACATCAAGAAAACAACAGAAGACTGCTCCTAAGTCACAAAAGTCCTATCAGGCAACGCGCAGACAGGCCTCGATCCCTTCAGGATCTCGGCCGGTGAATCAATTTGTTCGAGTGAACAGAGCCCCTCGTTTCATCACTTCCAGAGATGGACGCAAAACCACGATTTATCACCGTGAGTACATTGCGGACATTTCAGGAACTAGCGGATTTACGGCAACTACCCTGGCTGTTAACCCAGGTATTGCTGCGACCTTCCCGTGGCTCTCGAATGTGGCGAAGAATTTTGAATCTTATAGGTTCAAGAAACTTTCGTTTGAATTCGAGTCCGGGAAAGGATTCTCCGCTGATGGTGAGATGATCATTGCTCTCGACTACGATGCTGCTGACGCGGCGCCGACGACCAAAGCCCAAATCATGCAGTATCAGGATGCTGTGATCGGTCCGATCACGCCTCTTGATACTGGCACAACTGGGAAGTCCGCTGGTGTGAGGAATCTTTCTCACAAACCCAACGTTGACAAGATGGTCGCTGAGCGCTTTGTTCGCACTGGAAGTTTGGCATCAAACCTTGACATCAAAACATACGATGTCGGTAATGTCAACTTCTGTACGAATGCGTGCAGTTTCACTTCCTACGCGGGAAGTCTCGTCGTCGATTACATCATTGAACTCGACACACCGATCTATGCAGCGGCTTCAGCCGCGGTTACAGGACAGGCTATTGCCGGAGTTTCTGGAACGATTAATTCAGCGTGGTTGGGAACAACACCAACTTCAAAAGGCACAACTTACGTAACGGCAACGGGTAATACCCTCACCTTTACGCAAGCTGGTGTCTTTCTGGTGTACTTCTACACGCAATCGTCAACAGGAACTCAATCAGGCTATTCCTATGCATCCTGGACGGGAACAGCGACTATCACTGCTCCTGCCACCCTCACTCCCCTATATGTTGCTACAACCGGCATCACCTTTTCTGGTGCTCTGGTTACGGCAACATCAGGTCAGACTGTTGTCTATCCGACAACAACTGGATCTTCGGGAAGCTGGACTGCTGCATCTGTGGTGATCACACCTGCGACTGCCTCCATGTGAGCCGGAACGGACTCACATGTTGACTTAGTCAACACACACACTTCACTTGAGATTTCTCTCGAACCGGACTGGGTCGAGATTGTCCCTGTGAGTGTGGAACCATGTGAGCAACCTGCAAGGGGTTGTCTCACTCAATAACTGAACATTTTTGAACTTGCATTCAGCTGCCATTCTTGGAAAGATTTTCAATGGGGGGTAGGACTTACAATCAATGACGGGGTGTGTGTTTATGAATCACACATAAAAGTGGTGGGTATCGCACTCACCACACCTCGGATCGTTAGTTGGTCACGACTATTTGCCTTTGAGTAGGTCAACAATTCAC